ATGTTGAACTGTTGTTCAACTCCGCGTTCGTATGGAAACAGTCATCACTATTGAGACCGACCCGGCCTACTCTCCTGACGTCCTATTTACAATAGGATTTGCAGGTGGAGGAGGACTACCAACACAGTTGAATGTTCCTCAGTCGCATCCTGCGTTTACACGCAGATTCGAAGAGTACGTTCCTAACAGTGCTGGTGGGCGACATAAATGGAAGAATTGGGAGCACTACATTCGTAGTGCTACCATAAACGACCGTTCGTGCCGTTATGATGAGACAATGCAATATTCAGGTAATCCATGGCCTTACCTGGGTAAGCCTTATCTCACACCGCTTTGGTCTTCTATTAATGATGGCTTCGGGACTATTGACAATCCCACTATTGGGCTTGATCAATTGTATGTAAAGAGGCTTACTGATAATGGTTTTGTACCAGAACCCAGTAATCTGTCCGACCTCAAGCAATCAGCTTTATCAGCTATTTTGCCTAAGGTCAAAGCAGAACTTAGTCTCCTCAACTCAATTTATGAGTTGAAGGATTTTAAGTCGCTTCCTTCCATGCTCACGACGCTGTCTACACTCCCTGCGAAGGGTTTGTTGACAGCTCGTGAATTATCCCGTCGGTTGGCTTCAGCGCATCTCTTCAACGAGTTTGCTCTAAAGCCACTGTTATCTGACATAAGCAAGATTCGTCTTGCTTTAGCTCGAACCCAGCGTCGTATAAACGACTTGGTTACTCGAGAGGGTAGGGTTCAAAAACGGCACTTTAGTGTGCCGCTGCCAACGCAAGTTGGCGCACGCGATGTTAGCATCTTTCACACGATATCCACAGGTCCGGTTCACGGTTTTTACCGTTCAGCCGAAGCTATGAATGTTCGTTGGAGAAGTGCTCGCACTGTGATGTTTGATTCCTATAAGTTCCATGCAGAAATTGAGTATAATTACAATTTTACTCAATACCAGATTGTGCATGCACAATTGCTCGGCTTTCTAGATTCCTTTGGTCTGAATTCAGACCCTCGGATTATCTGGAATGCTTTGCCCTGGTCGTTTGTAATTGATTGGGTCTTCGGTGTTAACCGATGGCTCTCACAATTCCAAACGGGCTTCATGGACCCGCAGGTAAACATACGACGTTGTCTCTGGTCTGTTGTTCGAGATAGGACGTTGATTAGTAGCATTGAATTGCGACCGTCAACTCCTAACTCTTCAGCAGTTACACCAGAGCGTCCAGTAGTCACGGTCATAGAACGTTCTTATAGAAGAAACGTGTTTATGCCGACAACTAACTCAGTTGAACTGAGCGGACTGAATCTAAAAGAATTCAGCCTGGGCGCTGCTCTCGTGATAGCACGAAAGTGGCGTCGTACAAAACGGTAGACTAAACTACCATTCACAAACAAGCATGCTAAGTAATACACTAGTAACAAACGAGATCAAGAATTCTGCTGGGACTGAAATTGAATTCAGTCGCAGCAGTACTGGCGAAGGGCGTAAAACGATGTTTAAGTCTTCGACTGAAACACCGAATAAACCCTACCGGATGTCAGTTTCCCATTCGGAAACTGGGTCCGGCGTCAACTTGCGTCGTCGTAGTCTAGTCAGATTCGACAAAACTGTCGCTTCTGATGTCGACACGACGAAGTTAGTTACGATTTCAGCCTATGCCGTTTTAGATGCCCCTGTTGGGGCTCTTACGACTACAGCTGAACTCGCGCACGTGGTAGCGAACTTGATGAGCTTCATAGCCTCTTTAGGAGGCTCGACGACCATCTTGTATGACTGCACGGGCAACGGCGCCGCTACTCTACTTTCCGGTGATTTGTAATCACTGGAAGTAGAGTACCTTGATAAACTCCATTAGGATAATTCCTAATGGAGTCCCTCATTAGAAGTGCGAATACCTACTAATGTCTTGTACTCTTTGATCACATTCTTTACGACGATTAAATCGTTGTAACTAATTGTTTTCTTAAGTACATGCACTTGTAAGTATAGCTTCAAGAAGGTGCGGAGCAAGCTATATAGCTCGTCCCTCACCTTATTGTTGCGTATCGCACTGTTTATCTCCTCTCGCACAGTAGAAATACCGTGCCAGAGAAGGTTACCAATGTTTGAATCTTTCTTAACAAAGAAGGATTCAAGCAGCTTATGTAGTTCATTATTCATGATCTGCATTTGTGTCTACTCGGGGGTACCCACAACAATGGTTAGCAACAATAGTTTTCTTTCCCTTTATGACTCTTGTCATTCTGGGTCAGTAACTATGTTGTTGACCACTGTTGCTTTGTTCAGGTGTATGCATGCTCTAGGAGGTATACCATATGGTTACCATTAAGAGCCTAGATGATAGTAAAAACATCATCGCTGCACTACTCCTGGACGTCCATAACGTTCACGGGGTTGTGTTCAACAAGTCTGCATATCGGAAAACTCTTAATAAAGTTCTCCGACGAGTAGACCGTGAAGGATTGAGTTTTCTTACGAAAACCCTTCCACGTCTTGGTAAGTGCCTTGACAAGGCACTTGCCGGACAATACTTGATGACTAAATCTCAACATCGTTTTAAAACGATGGCGGGATCTGAGTTGCCCATTTTCATGGGTGAACTCTTCAGTCAGGTATTCTCACTAGACGGGGAAGTCCTTCCCGAACCGTGTACCAAGTGCGTACAGACATTAAGGGATGTTTTGTATTTGTTTTACAAATACGAACTCCCCTATAACGATGAAGAAGAATCAGCAGTCCTTTCGTCCTTTAAAAAGACGGAGGAGACTGTTTCTAACAACTCAACGTTGTTTGCAGCAATGCACACGGCTGTTGAGCATATTACTCATACTCGTAGATCTTATGATGCAAATCATAAGAAAACTACGACTGAAGTAATACGCGAGGCGAAAATTCTCCTTAGTGGAGTTTTCTCGTCTTTTGACCCCGACAACATCGTCCCTAAACACGGTCCTGGAGTTGTTGCTACTAAGCAAAAACTCTGGGACAAGTATTTATGGTCTAATGTTTCGGATAATATCACACGGCACTACCCACTTGATGCGTATTTTTACGCATCGCTTGGTCATGTCTGTGATCGTCTTGAATCAATTAGTTTGATCCAAGCAAGGGACCTCCCGGCTCGAGTTATACTCGTTCCGAAAGATTCCCGCGGGCCTCGTCTAATCTCTTGTGAACCCGTTGATTATCAATGGATTCAACAAGGATTAGGCTCAGCCATTGTTAGACACGTAGAGTCTATTGAACTGACGAAGTTCAACGTGCACTTTACGGATCAAGAACCGAACCGTCGTGGTGCCTTGTTAGGTTCCATGACGGGGAGGTATGCGACCCTTGACCTCAATGAGGCCAGTGATCGCGTTTCTCTTGATCTAGTTCGCCTACTGTTTCCGCCGAACATTACTGTTCGGCTCGAGGCGTGTAGGTCATCATCGACTGTGTTGCCAGACGGCGAGGAATTAAAACTCACGAAATTTGCACCGATGGGAAGCAGTTTATGCTTTCCCGTCCTTGCACTTATAACGTGGGCTATCCTTACTGCTGGCGCACCTGACGCAGATACCAGAGATGGTATCTTAGTGTATGGTGATGACGTGATCGTACCAACCACTTACGTGGCGGACGCGATCGAACATCTCGAATCATTTGGTTTAAAAATAAACCGTGATAAGAGCTGCACCAAAGGATCCTTTAGGGAATCCTGTGGCATGGATGCCTTCAAAGGCGTTTCCGTGACACCAGTCCGATTGAGGACTGTTTGGTCGTCAACACCAAGCCCTAACGTCTATACTAGTTGGATCGCTTATGCGAATTCCTTCTATGATAGAAGTTACTTCACGCTCTACGACTTGATCGTAGATAATCTACACCATACCTATGGTGCGATTCCGGACGAGGCCATGCATCTTGCATGTCCAAGTCTTCGTGAGGTGACTGAAGCAAACAAGCCAAAACTTCGACGACTTAACAAGAACTTGCAAAAGTTCCAGTATAAAGTCCTCGATGTTAAGGCGAAGTCTGTGATTCACGACATTGACGGTTGGTCTATGTTACTTCGGTATTTTACCGAAGGAGCTAAGACTAACTCATCTTTGCCGGAACTTCATGACGAGGCTATGTCTCGCATTGATTGGCAAGTGGCCCGGAGGATATTAACCTTCGAGCATACTTGCCGACCAA